TAGAAGGACATACTGTATGGATGACTCGTCACAGAGAATCCCGTAAGGTAAATGACCAGGATCGTTCGGTAAGACACAGAGTGGATACTGTGGATATCTGGACGACCAATAGCTAGACGTCCCTATAAAACATATCTATCCTCGTAATCAACTATAATTGTCCTAAGAAGACTTCAACCAAAAGGAGCGCGCAATGGCGGCACTCACTACAACCACAATTTCCGTGGCATCAGGAACACTTGATCTTGGTGCTGCACTAGTCGCTGCCACTTCTGGCGGAGACACGACAGAGGTAGGACCAGGTAAGTTCCTGGCTATCCTTAACAGCGACGCGTCTTCAAAGACCGTAACCCTCGATACTCCCGGAACGGTTTCCGGACTGGCTATCGCTCAGGGTACCTACGTTGTCGCAGCAGGGAAGACCTGTATTGTCCCTCTCGCCAATGTCTTCAGAGGAGCCACTGGTAGAGCATCCGTAACATACAGCGCTGTCACTTCCGTGACGGTAGGCGTATTCGAGCTGGGAGCATAACATGGCTGGTCTAGACGCATGGGGAACGCAGCTTAAGCGTGATTCCGATGGTGCTGGTACGTACGTCACCATTGCCAACGTATCCGATCTTTCTGGTCCTAGCCGACAGAGAGACGCTATTGAGGTAACGGCACATGACAGTGCTAATCAGTACCGTGAGTTCGTAAAGGGACTCAAGGATGGTGGAGAAGTATCCGCTACCATCAACTACGACCCTTCCAACGCTACTCATTCTAATCTTGACGCGGACTTCGAAGAGGACGAACTACGTAACTATCGAATTGTTATTCTCCCCGGTGAGGCTAACGTACACACGTGGACATTCTCCGCACTTATCACCGATCTGGGAGATTCATTCCCTATCGATGATCGTATGGAGAGAGAAGTCACATTCAAGATTTCAGGTCGCCCAACACTAGCGGCTGCCTAAGAATAACTAAGGAGAAGGAAAATGGCACTAATCGGTAAGGCTAAGATCAATGAGTCTGTAGACCGTAAGTGGGAAGATGTTTCTGTCCCGGAGTGGGGCGGAGACGTACGTATTCTGGAATTGAGTTCGGCTGACCGTGGCTACCTTGAGGCCGGTTCTCTGGTAGCCAACGGATCTACTCCGCAGTTCAAGGTGGAATCCATCAAGAACAACCGTGAGAAGGTCGTAGCCATGGCGCTGGTTGACGAGAACTTCGAGCGTCTCTACACCAACAAGGAGATTACCGACCTAGGTAAGAAGTCCGGTAAGGTGCTCGACAGACTGTATCAGGTTGCCATGCGCATCTCTGGTATGAGTCCGGGATCTGTAGATGACGCAGAGGGAAACTCCGGAGCCGTCCAGAGCGGCAGTTCAGATTCCGACTAGCTGAACACCTTTGTATGACCGTGGCTGATCTGGATTCCCGTTTGTCTTCATACGAGCTGACCGAATGGATGGCTTACGAGAAGATGAACGGTCCTATTGGAAGCAAGCGACAGGATATTCAAGCAGCCACGGTTTCCGCTACGATTGCCAATGCCAATCGTAGTAAGGGTAAGAAATTCAAAATCAGTGACTTCCTCATCCCTTGGGGAAGAAAGAAGAAAGATCCTAATGAGCTGCTCGCAGTGATCAAGGAACTGAACCAGAGCCTAGGAGGCGAGTACATTGGCAGATCTGACGATTGATCTAGGAGTCAACGCGGGTAATAGTTCATCTGTTATCGGTGGTGTTTCCCAAGACCTCGATAGACTGAATTCCAGTGCTGATAGTGCCTCTGCCGGTCTCGCTGATGTAGGAAAGAGCGCCGACGATTCAGGTGGCCATATGGCTGGTCTGGGCGTTGGCGCTCTTGGCGCTTCCGCTGCTATGGCTGATCTGGGTGGTACTGTTCAGTCTGTTACCGATCTATGGAATATCGGAGAACGACGTGCTGACGATCTGTCACGTGCTCAGAACGCTGTTACTCAGGCTTCTCTGGATATGGAGCAGGCTACTAGAGACGCAGCACAGGCACAGATCGATGTCAACCAGGCACAGCGTGATGGTGTACAGGCAGGTATTGACCTGGAACAAGCACTACTTGACCAGAAGACAGCACAGAAGGCGTACAACGAGACAGTAGCCGAATTCGGTAAGGGTTCTCTGGAAGCACAACAGGCTACTATTGATCTCAAGCAGGCGGACGAAGACGCCTCTCAGGCTAAGCTTGATTCCACTCAGGCTACTGCTGATCTCAAGCAAGCACAGTTGGATGGTAAGCAAGCAACGCTCGATGGTAAGGAAGCACAGCTAGACCTCAACGAGGCACAGAGAAACGTCGTAGGTCCCTCTGTAATGGCCTCTTGGCTGGGTGTGGCCTCTTCTATCGCCTCAGTTCTTCTGGGGCTTGTAGGGACCTTTGCGCTGCTTCAAGGGGGCATGCTGGCAACGGCTATGGCTTCCGTAGGGGCAGCACTTACTACGGTAGGGGCATGGATCGCTATGGCTGCTTCGGCTACGATCAGCGCTCTTGCCATGGCGGCTGCCTGGCTATTGTCCATCTGGCCTATTGCTCTGATTATCGCCGCTGTTGTAGGTCTTACGGTTCTTATCATCAAGAACTGGGATACCATCGAGAAGTGGACAGTAAAGATCTTTACGAGTATCTGGAACTGGCTACAAGGACTATGGGCCAACGTCGTAAAGGGAGTCAGTGTGGCTATTACCGCTCTGAAATACATCTTCCTCAATTTCACTCCTCTAGGAATTATCATCAAGAACTGGGGAGCGATTAGCGGTTGGATCAAGACCCAGTGGGATACTGCCGCAAGAAACGTCTCAGGTGCGGTAAGCCGTATCGGAGGCTTCCTGAGCGGTATGTGGAATGGTATTACAGCAGGACTAAGCGGCGCTCTTAACGGGGCTATCGGTCTTATCAACAGCGCTATCGGAGGAATCAATACCCTTATCAGTGGAGCGAATCGTATTCCTGGTGTGAATATTCCTTCCGTACCATATATTCCTTACCTAGCCGAAGGTGGTATTACCACTGGTCCTACCATGGCTATGATCGGTGAGGGAAGAGAACAAGAAACCGTACTTCCTCTGTCCAAGCTACAGGGACTTCTGGATATGAACTCTGGAGGACAGAACAACCTGACCATCAGTTTCCAGGATGACACAAGCGATGACTTCATGACATGGCTGAAAGAGAAGATCCGTATCGATTTCAACGGAGACGTTACAACACTCAACACCGGGAGGTAACCAATGCCATCACTGCCACCACCACTATGGGCAGAGCTGTACTTTGACGATACCTGGAACTCCATTACCAAGGACGTATCATCCGTAAGGGCCGTTACTTCCAAGACAGGACGTTCCAGTGAGCGAAACAGCGCTGGTCCCAGCTCTGGTGTACTTCCTCTCGTAAACAAGGACGGGAAGTTTTCCCGCCGTAATCCTCGCAGTTCTCTGAGAGGTAAGATCAACCTGAATACTCCAGTACGTTATGGCGTGCGCTACGGTAGCCCTTGGGCAGTGGTATCAGGTGCTGCTGCTGCTAGTGCCTCAACTTTCTCCACTCCCAGTACGTCAGGACTTAACATCACAACTGATCTGGAGCTACGGGCTGAACTGTCCATGAACAACTGGCGACGCGCACAGAATATCATGGGAAGATATCAGGCGGCAGGTAATCGCTCCTGGGCTGTTACTATCTCATCGGTGGGTATCATCTCCCTTACGTGGAGCACAAATGGCACGGCCACGGTTACCGAATCCTCAACAGTGAGTATGCCCGCTCACGCGGGACAGCGTACAGCACTTAAGATCACCCTGGACGTATCCAACAGTGACAGCGTATATGAGGTTCGTTTCTACGCGTCTAAGAGCGTTGACGATATCGATGAGAACTGGTCTCTTATCGGAGACCCTGTACTTGGTTCCGCAACGACCAATGTGTTCAATCCAACGGCATCTGTGGAAGCTGGAGGAATTGTCAATGCCAGCAATCCTGGAATGGCGGGAGATCTATACCGTGTACAGGTACGTAATGGTATCGGTGGAACAGTTCTTACAGACTTTGATCCTTCTAGAACAGGATCAGGCGCAAAGTCATTCGCGGATGTAACAGGTAAGACGTGGACAGCACAGCAGGATGCTTTTCTCAGCAACAAGCACACTCTGTTGTCCGCTGAGATTCCTTCATGGACTCCCAGCAGGGACAAGTCTGGTGCGGACCGAAGAATGACTACAACACCCGCAGGAATCACACGTCGGCTTGGTTCTGGTAACAAGACACTACGATCTGCCATGTTCAGAGAAATGTCTTCACCGAGCAGAGCGGATATCGTGGCGTACTATCCTATGGAAGACCTAGTAAACTCCTCAAGTATTGCCAGTGGTCTTGTCAATGGAAATGCCGGGAAAGTACTCGGTGCGGTTAATCTTTCGGCTAATGAAGAATGGAACGCATCTGATGCACTTCCCACGTTCACTACCGGGAGTATCCAGTTGCCACCAAAAGCGTATACCCCTACGAGTGAGATCGCTATCAGAGCCTTGGTCAATGTCCCTGTTGCGGGAGTAGCCAGTGAGGTTACGCTGCTGTCTTTCACCACCAGTGGAACCGCTCGTACGGTAGTTCTCAGCCTTCTGTCTTCAGGGAATATTCGCTTTGTGGCCTATGACTTTGACGGAACAGAACTGGCGAACAGTGGTGGTGTGGCTTTTGGGATCAACGGCGAAACGGATGCGTTGACTGTGGAACTTTCCGTCAGCGGGGGTACCATCACCTATGCTGTTCGTGTAGCAAACTATACGAGTGACTTGACGGTTGACGATACCATTTCGGTAGAGACATTCTCGGATACCTTCGCAGGGACTTCAGTGGGACGCGTACTAAAGGTAACAGTGGGAGGTGGAGGAGACTTGGCTGGAACCTCAGTAGGTCACCTTACCATCGCGGACGATCTAGCCGCATACAGCGCTACAAGTGATGCAAATGTGGCATGGAACGGTGAACGAGCACATACTCGTTTTCGTCGTCTGTGTTCCGAGGAGAGCATTACAGGATCAACCGCGTCCTACACGGGAAGTACCGCCCGTATGGGATACCAGCGCTCTGATGACCTTCTGACGCTACTACGTGAGGTAGAGGTTACGGATCTAGGTCTCTTCGGAGAACGACGTGATGCACCTGAATTGGTATATCGCAGTTCTACTACCCTTTGGAATCAAGCACCTGTCGTAGAGGTGGACTTCAGCGCGGGAGTAATTGATGAACTCGAACCTACAGACGATGACAGAGCACCGTTCAATGAGATCACAGTCAAGCGTAAGAGCGGATCTGAGTACACCTTCGCTCTGGAAACAGGTACTAACTCGATCGATGACATCGGCCGTTACGATACGTCTGTTGAAATCTCTGTGGTATCGGATGACGATCTAGCATCACAAGCATCGTTCCGTGTAACCATGGCTACCGTGGATGAGATGCGTTACCCACAGATCACATTCAATTTTGCTAATAAACAAACCGCTAGGCTATTCGACAGACTAATGAAGACCGATCTGGGAGATAAGATCACCTTGGTAAGTCTTCCAGCCGATTTCGGGCCTGCATCCGTTGATCTGCTTGTCTTCGGAATCTCTGACGCAATCTCGGACAGAGAATGGTCACGTACACTGGACTGTGTACCTGGAAGCACATGGAATGCCTTCGTAGCGGGTATTGACAGATATCAGCGTGCGGATACGGGGGGCACCACTCTCAACGAAGACCTGACACTGACAGAGACCTTGATCGATGTGGTTACGGCTACAGGGAGTAAAAGATGGGTCGACTCCGCCACGTATCCAGCCGAGTTCCCTTTCAATGTTCGCATTGGAGGCTCCAGTGGTGAGACTGTAAGAGTGACCGCTATCTCTGGTACTTCGTCTTCACAGACCTTCACCACGGTCCGTGGCATCAATGGTCCAGCAATTACCCACGTATCAGGCGAAGACGTACGCCTGGACAAGCCAGTATTTTTCGCCCTTTAGATTGGAGTATGGTTACCATGGCCAAGTACCCTGATATTTTCGCAGGTATGCGTATGACAGCCGATATTCTCGATTCGATGCTCCCGGATACGGTACGAAAGGGAACCACTGAGACTGTTACGAGTTCTACAACGCTTCAGAATGACGATGAGCTGTTCGTATCGGTAGAAGCTAACGCCACTTATCAGGTGGATCTCAGTCTCATTCATTCGTCCGGGACTTCGGGTGACATCAAGATTACCTTTGATGGTCCTTCAGGGGCGTCCATGACATGGGGCGCTATTGGTGCCCACATTAACGAGACATCAAGCACGACAGTCACAGCAGTGAACATGCAGGGAAGAGCCATCACAGAGACCACAGAGTTCGGAGGAGGGAACCTAGCGGCCATGACAGCGTATGTGTCAGGTACCTTGGTAACATCGGGTACAGCGGGAACCCTGAATTTCCAATGGGCACAACGCGTATCCGATCCGGCAGCAACTCAGGTTCGTGCGGGTTCGTCATTGATCGTTCGCCGAATCGCATAATAAGGACTACTAAGGAGACTATGAAATGCCCACAGTAGCACCGCGCTACGAAAGCGCACAATATGACGGAACAAACGGAGCCTATATCGCTGGTACTCTGAATACAGGTATTACATTCGTATCGGATACCGGAACGGTACTTACCTATAAGGATGGGGACAATATCAACCGTACGATGAATCTTGGTGAATGGATGGTTGTGGGTCAGCATTATGATTCGTATCCCTATCCGTTCCCCAATGCGCAGTACGGGCTGTACTATGTAGAAGTACTGTCGATTCCGGATATCACGCTGGCTATGGGGTATGCACTTACTCCGGCCATCACGGGATCAGGAGGTACGGCCAACGTAGCTGTGGATCTGAATACCTCAATGAGTGGGACCAACTACGAAGCATCTGCGGCACTGGCAGGAACCTCCGCACTGCTAGCTGATCTGGAGATTACGTCTGTAGCAATTACAGACAGTAATACGGTAACGGTCACAGTACAGAACAATGGTCTCCTTGCACTTGCGGGAGCCACCGTAATCGTCACAGCGGCGGAATTGACGTAATAAGAAAGACCCATTACCAATTAAGGTAATGGGTCTTTCTTATTCTCCGAGGCTCTGAGAGGCCTTATAAGCCTCTTCTCTTGCGTTCTGGAGTCTTTGTACCTCTTCCCGTAGTTCAAGCCGTCTGAGAGGCGTACAGCTAGGGTGACGGGCCTTACAGAGGAGGATCTCGATCTGCTTGGTCATGCTCATTGCGTTCTCCTTAAAAGGGTGTAGTGTACGGGCTCATAATGCCCTTGAATCCGCGTACCTTAGCTGTGCGTCCTTCCGAATGCCCTAGGCTTTCCAGGCGCTCGACGAGTGTGGCAGTCTTCCAAGGCTTACCGTGTCCGTACTTGGCCACCCAATTATTGAAGTCGGCAATCACCTGAGTCTTTGGAATCATGTTCTCGGTAGTCTTTTCCGCGTTCTCGTGGTAGAGATTATCTTCGAACATGTCCGTAAGGAATTGACTTACCAAGTCCGCAGCGTCACGGAAGGACTTGATATAACCAGTAACGATCTCGGGAATCACGAGCTTGCCTTCCTGGTTGTACATGCGCAGTCCCTCAACTGCCCAGGTCATGATGCCTTCTAGTTCTCCGTCAAGCTTGTCCTGTAGCAGAGGATCATAACCTGGTGACGTGGGAGTGACTACGTTATTGAACTCAATGGGCAAGAACCTTCCCCAAGTGGCGTTGTCGTTACTGCGAATGTAAGGAGTGGTATTGGAACCTACCCAGATGACACATTCAGCCTTCCACTCGGACTGCTTGGCTTGAAGACCACGGGAACTGATATTCTCGCCTCCACCAGAAAGCTTCTTCAGAAGTTCCTCGTCGAATTCATGCTTACCGGTTTCAGACATAGCCACAAAACGACGAGATCTCAGGGCATCAAGAGCTTCGTTGGGACCAGAGGACTGATGCTGCTGCGCGTAAAGCAGAGAAGCACTGGCCGTTACACCATAATCGCTTCCGAAAAGCTTTGTCAGAGTAACCGTGACTCGGGACTTACCAGTATTCTTAGGACCGTGTAGCCACGGGATAACCTTGTCGGTGCCATGACCAGTCAGTGTGTAACCCACGAGAATCTGAAGAAAACGACGAACACTGTCGTCGGGTACTGCATCTGACAAGAATTTCTCCCATACGGGCGCCTTTGCCTCCGAATTGTAATTGATGGGCATTTCACGAGTGATGTAATCGTTCTTGTCGTGAGCGCGGAAAGACAGGTTGCGTGTATCCATGGTCCCATTGAGGAAGTTGATCAGGTGAAGATCCTTGTCGAACTGCTCAGACTTTCTGTGCAGAGACGCCTCATCAGCGAGAGTACTGAATGCGGCATTTACAGATGCGGTTGAACGGGACTTCTTGCAATGAGTCAAAAAAGCCTTACGGTCGTCTCCAGGAGTCCATCCCTGCTCTTCGGTCTCCTGCATGTTACGAAGTACGTCCTTTACCTTGGCACGGATAAGCGCGGTAGCGGAACCCAATTCCCACTTGGAACCCGTATAGGTACTCCAGTCTCTTTTGTCCGAGATGTAGGCAAGAGAATCCCCATGCTCAGCAATTATCCTGTCACCATTGCCGAAGTCATCTAGGGAATACGTAGGAAGCTCAGGGTCCTCAGTGAAATCGTCAGGAGAGAGACCTACGGACTCTGGAAGCTTACGGGGAGAGACAGGCGTATCACGCCATGCGGTATATACTCTCTCGGCTCTGTCTTCGGACAAACCACTGTCGACGGCAGTTTGAAACAGGGAAGTCTTTACGTACTCTTCATCGTTTCCTAGGCCACCTGCTGTAAAAATTGCTTTCATGCTGAGGGTCTCCTGGTACATAGTAGTCTGGCGTGTGCCTTGTGGGGCATTAAGGATGTTACTGAGTGCGCTTTTCAGTGCCTTACCGCCATAGCAGGAGACCGTATCCGGTAGTTCCTCGGCAAGCGTACCTGCCTCGTAGAAGCTCTGTGCAGGGCGTAGAAGGGCTAGAAGCCACTCTGGGGCCGGGACTGCCGGAACGTCTCTCAGGACGCTGTAGAAGCCCTCTGGCCCCTTGTGGTCGGCTACTGCGTAGGATGGTGGAGCCACAACCTGTCCTCCACTACCTCGCGTATCCAATCCTGTTCCCAGCTTTCCGGCTGAGTTACCCAAGGGGAAGTCAATTCCTTCCCAGGTGAAGTAGTAATGAAGGCCACCGGAGCGTGTGCTGACTGTGTATGTCAGAGGAAGCTGCGAGTAAGTACGCTGAAGATCGAAAAGTGTTGATTCCCCTGCTTCTCCATCGACGTCCAAGACGAATAGGTTAGATTCTTCTCCCGTAGCGATGCAGATGTTCGAAGAGGGATACTGGGTGTACCAGTGTTCGATCCGCGCGAGATCAGTAGTGGCGTTGTCTTGCCAGTTCTTCATCGTGGGGTATTTGCGTCCGGTGTCCGTACGTACTACCCTCCACCCGCGCTGTGCGTAGTCAAGCGCATGAGGAAGGTTTGAAGTGTTTGCAAGCATGTGTTAGACTCCTATGAGTGTGTATGCGAATGTAAGCGGAGGTAATACCTATGCGAAAACGCCTAGGTTTCTCTGTGCTTAGCTAGCGTATGAATAGTAGTAGTACTCCTTGGTACCCTTGAGACGGTACTTCTTCAACGTAGACCCCTTCTTCCCGGAAGGGGTCTTTTTCTTGTCCCTGCGTAGTTCGGCCGACATTCTCTTGGCGTCGTCACGGGACAGGGGATCAATCCCCATTCTTCTAGCCGTTGTGTCCATGATCGATACCTGTTACTAGAGCTACAGCCTTATTGTACTTGGAGAGAAGCAGTACTTCTCCATTCTCCAGAGCTTCAAGAGCCTCTGACATGTTGGTACGGAAGTCCAGAAGAGATACAGCACGGTCATACTTGATTCCCTGGTAGATCTTCTCAGCGGTGACAGACATATTTTCTCCTTGATAGGGATGGTTGTTGCTTGGTGTTTTACTCTATACCTAAAGGATACAGCATTTCTTGAAGGTTGTCAAGTCTGAAGACCCTATTTTAGGTAAAATCTTAGTAAAGGGATTTCTTAGGTAAGACTAAGTGCAACTGCTTAAGTAACAGTATACACAAGTTATTGAAGGTTGTCAACTAGCTAGAGTCGTAGGCGGTGACAAACCGATGACAAGATGACAGTAACCCGATGACAAGAACCCAACCGGTGCGAGGTGGGGATGACAACTTTTGAAATCTGTCATTGGTTTGTCATCGGTTTTGTCATCGAGGTTACTAGTCAGTAACCCTTGCTATTACTGGGCTGTGACGTTTTACTTACTTTTTTTTCTAGTAAAATGACAAAAATGACAAGATTTACAAGGTCTTACCCTAGAAGTAAGACAAGTAACTCCCCTCCCACTCGGCTGGTATACATACCGGACATAACTACTACAGTACCAACTCCTCCTACATAGAGAAAAGTCTACCTCCAAAAAGCTGTCATTTTTGTCATTCTGTCATCGTACCCCTCTTCACTACTTCCCCTACCTCATCCGCTACAATAGTTGTTATCTACATTTTTACTCTCTCAAGTTTTATCCCTACCCACTGAAAGGGGTTGATCGTGGACGCCATGCAAGATCCAGAGCTTATCAAAGCCCTCACCCGTATCGAAGCAAAGCTAGATCACCTCAATGAGACTTACACCGCTCACCTACAAGACCACAACGACCACGAAACCCGTATCAGGGCCCTTGAGAAGCGTGTATGGACAATCCCTACCGCAGCTACACTCATCGCTCTACTGGCCATCCTCCTGCCTTTTCTGCTACCCTAGGGTTTCCCTAACGAACGGAGACTCATATGGGATGCCCGAAGGCATACCGAGACGAACTATCAGCTAAACTGGCCGCAGGGAAGATCCTCGTCCAGTCAAAAGGCAAGCAAGAACCGAAGGCTGTAAGCTGTCATCGTTGTGGAAAATGGCACCTCACGAACGGCAAGTAGAATCGCGCTATAATGGAGACAGCCATAGAAAGTCCGATACATCTGCTGAGTGTATGTCTATGGAAAAGCCCCGTCTTCATTTACCCTCCGGTTGGTGAAGACGGGGCTTTTCTTATTAGCTACTCAGACGATGTCATATACGAATCTGCGGCTGTCCTTACTCTTCTCCACAGTGATCCATCCATCCTCTCTCAGTTCACGTACGTACTTGTTGACGCTCTGCATGGTTGCTCCGATCTCCGTAGCAAGATCCTGCTGACTGTGCACCCCTGGTTCGTATCTCAGATACAGCCACAGTAGCTTCGCTCCCTGGGAAACTTCGGCCGTGAAAATATCGTAGACGTGCATACTCTGTCCTCTCTGTAGTCGGTCTCTTAGCCTTTCTCTACTCATTCTTTATCCTTCATTCTATCTCTTTGAGCCTGTATAATGGAACCAAGGACATAGAATCGTGGAAGGAAACTACTATGGCTACTACCAAGAAGATCGACATTCTTATCAACGAAGCGCTGAAGACACCACAGGGGAGAAAGATCATCTCCGACCATCTTAGAGAGGAATTGCGTAGAAATGGGACAAACGTCAGATAACACTCATAGCTCCCCTGATACCTCCACTGAAATGGTAATCGTTGTCGATAAGCCTCATAGACCTCTTGCTACAGGATGGGCAAAGGCTCAGGTCATCCATGAACTTGCTGTGGGTGAGGTAACACAGAAGGAACTGGCAGAACGCTTTGGGGTAACCCAAGGGTCCATTGCCCAGTTCAAGAAGCGTAATATGCCTCTTATCGAAGCCAGACAGGAGAAGTTGGCAGATGAGTACGCATGGCTCTGGATCGCTGACAAGGGAGCACGTCTAGGAGCCCTTCAGGACGCCGCTGAGGGCCTTATCGGGATGGAGTTGACTCCTACTACCGCCAGTACTCTTTCAAGGCTCCTGAAGGACGCCAAGGAAGAACTGGAGCCACTAGGAAATAAGAACAATATCAATATCCAATTGGCTACTTATGAATTGGCCAATATCGATATCGCTGATATCTAAGGAGAATTCAATGGCTATTTCGCGTAATCCAACGTCAGTTCACACTTATGCGCCTTATGGGACAGCCATTGAACTCCTTATGGCAAAAGACCGTGAGGTACTGTATTGCGGCCCCGCTGGCACGGGAAAATCTAGAGCATGTATCGAGAAGCTTCACATCCTGGCCATGAAGTATCCAGAAGCCAACATCCTCATGATCCGTAAGACCCAGGCATCTCAGGCTTCTTCCACTGCCAAGACCTACGAGGCTCATGTAGCAAAGGAGCACTTGGCAACAGGTGAGGTACAGTTCTTTGGTGGTAGCACAAGAGAACCTCCCTCTTACCGCTATAAGAATGGCTCTCGTATTGTTCTTGGCGGCATGGATAAGGATAAGAAAGTCCTTTCTACCGAATATGACATTGTCTATGTCAATGAATCCAATGAACTGAATGAGAATGACTGGGAGATTCTTACTACTCGTCTTCGTAATGGAAAGATTCCTTATCAGCAATTGATCGCTGACTGTAATCCGGATATGCCTACTCATTGGCTAAAGATCAGATGCGATAAGGGAATGACCCGCATGATTGAGTCTCGCCATGAGGACAACCCAGTCTATTTCGATCAGAAGACCAGAGAGCCGACTGTAGACGGTAAGAACTACCTCATGGGGTTGGATGCTCTGACAGGCGTAAGATACCTTCGTTACCGTAAGGGTATTTGGGCTGCGGCTGAAGGACTGGTATACGACGGCTTTGATCCTTCCATTCATATCCACAAGGAAATCAAAGAGCCACCAAAGGACTGGACCCGTTATCTGTCTATTGACTTCGGATACAATGACCCATTCGTATGTCAGTTCTGGGCTGTGGACAATGACGGTACTCTCTATCTCTACAAGGAGATCTACAAGACGCAGGATATCGTAGAGAATCACGCCAAGACAATTCGTGCCCTTCTGGAGAAGGAGCCAAGACCAAAGGCTATCATCACTGACCATTCGACTGATACTCGTAAGACTCTTGAGAAGCATTTGGGTATGCCAACGAAGCCTGCCTATAAGAAGATCACTGAAGGAGTTCAGGCAGTAGCCTCAAGACTTCAGATGCAGGGAAACGGAAAGCCTCGGATCTATCTGTGCAGAGATGCTCTCGTAAACAGGGATCTCGAATTGGAGAGTTCCAAGAGACCTTGTTCTACTCTTGAGGAGATTACAGGTTTCGTATGGAACAAGAAGAAGGATATGCCAGAAGACGGCAATGACCACGGTATGGACGCCATGAGATATATGGTCGCTCATCTTGACCTAGGCAGTACAGCCCGAGCAGACAGGACTTTCGGATAATGACTACAACCTTTGCGGAGGTATACGCACAGCAGCACAAAGCCATGCAGACACACGTGGTACTGGCCAAGAAGAAGAGCCGTACATACCTAGGCTTCATCCTGGGAGTCTTTACTACTGTCTTCACAAAGAGTACGACTACACTAAAGAAGTCACGTCGTGCTATCATGTACACATCGGGATTCGGTTTCATCGCATATGCGGCATGGCTGGTATTCCCTCCCCTCGGATTTCTCGTTATCGGGATCTCCCTATTCCTACTGGACGCTCTGACTGGAGGTAACGAGTAATGCGTTCTATCAAGGATCTGATCAACCTCGTTCCTACGCCTTATGTACAGCGTAATATTCCTCGTACTTTCTCCAGCAGCAATACCTTCGATGAACAGCCCGTAGACCGTAAGCGTCTTCTTGACCGCTATTCCGCTGTATCTACTCTCTTCGCCGTTGTTTCAACGAATGCCAATGCTGTTGCAGGTGTGGAATGGGAGCTTTACCGTAAGTCAGCTTCTGGTAAGAAGGAAGACAGACGTCTTGTCACTGCTCATCCTGCTCTTGACGTATGGAACAAGCCCAACAACTTCTTCAATCGTCAGTTGTTCGTCGAGACAGAACAACAGCATATCGACCTTACAGGTGAAGGATGGTGGGTTCTTTATACAGATCCTCGTGCTCCTTCCCTAGGCCCTACAGAGATCTGGCCGGTAAGACCAGACCGTATGTACCCAGTGAAGAGCCCTGATCAATTCATCATCGGATACGTTTACAGAGGACCAGGCGGGGAAGAGATTCCTCTTGGTATCGATCAGGTAATTCAGCTTAAAATGCCTAACCCTGTAGATATCTACCGAGGAATGGGCCCTGTTCAATCCCTTATGACGACTCTATATGGTTATCAGGCTGCTATTGACTACAACAAGAACTTCTTTGTCAATGGAGCTGAACCAGGCGGGATCATCTCATTCCCTGCGGAATTGGAAGATGATGAATGGGAACGCCAGAACAGACGTTGGAAGAGTCAGCATCAAGGTGTTTCCAATGCTCACAAGATTGCTATTCTAGAAGGTGGCGCTACCTGGATTGACCGTAAGTATACGAATAAGGACATGGAATACGTCAATCTTGCCAATTTTGGAAGAGATACTATTCGTGAAGCATTCGGTATGCACCAGCACATCCTTGGTCAATCGGACAATGTCAATCTTGCTAATGCTCTTGCAGCTGATGACAGCTATGCGGCTCGTCAGGTCATTCCACGTCTTGAGCGATTCAAGTCTGCATTGAACGGCAGTTTCCTTCCTAAGTTCCCCAATGGAATCCGTTATGAGTTCGACTACTGTAATCCACGTCCTAAGAACTCTGATGAAGAGAACAAAGAGCGTGAATCAAAGGCCAATGCCTATAAGACGCTAATTGACTCAGGTGTAATGCCCGAGGATGCGGCACGTGTTGTTGGTCTCCCTGAAATGGCTACGAGAACTTCTACTATGACTACTCCAGTAAACGCCCCAGAACAGGAAGGACAGGTTAATGGACCTTAAGAAACTGACTGCTATTGCCAATGATCTCCGTAATGCGGCAGATACGGTGAAGAAGCATTCAGGCAAGAATTGGTATTCTGTCAAGAATGCCTCTGCCAATACCACCTACATTGGCATTCACGACATGATTGGTGAGTATGGTGTCAATGCAAGAGACTTCATTGATGAGTTGAATGCCGTTTCTACCAAGAATATCGATCTGCATATCAACAGTGAAGGCGGACAGGTATTCGATGGACTGGCTATTTACGCTGCTTTGAAGAATCACCCTGCCAATGTAACCATTACAGTTGACGCTCTCGCTGCTTCTGCTGCTTCCTTCATCGTTCAGGCAGCCGATACCCGTGTAATGGAGCCTAATGCTCGTATGATGATTCATGATGCTGCGGGTATTGTCATGGGTAATGCTGTGGATGCCCGTAAACTAGCCGATATGCTCGATGACGCTTCCAACAATATTGCCAGTATCTACGCAGAGCGTTCAGGCAAGAACCCAGAAGAGTTCCGTAATGCCATGAAAGAAGAGACCTGGTATACAGCACAGAATGCCGTTGATGCCGGTCTTGCTGATTCCATTGCGGGATCACCCAATAATACTGTTACCACATCCGTGGTGAACAACGGTACAATGAGTACAAACGAGAAGTCCGCCACTGGTTGGGACTTCGACATTCTTAAGCTCGTAAAGGAGAGCATGAAGTGACGACTACTACACCGACCAGCGCGGAAGAGCTTGAGGTTCTACTTCAGGACCGTGACAAGGTCAACAACCTGATGGAGACCGGACAGTTCGCAGGAGTTCTGAAGAACTATGTCCGCGCTACCAATGACGCTGACAAGACCCTTATGGAGCAGGTTAAGGAGCAGACCGAGTCTGTTATCACTAACTTCCTCAAGGACAATCCTGATGCGGCTACTGTAAAGAAGCTGAATCTGGACCCTTATAACGGTCCTGGTCATAACCGCTACAACCCTGTGAACAACCCTAAGGCTGTCGGTGCGAAGCTTAACGGTATGTTCCCTGACCTTGCCTCTTACATGCAGGCAGTATGGCACCAGGGTAATCCTAAGCCAGACGTACAGAACAAGATTCAGGAGATCCTGAACTACCAGGAGGCCGTAGGCGCTGAAGGTGGATTCCTTGTTCCTGAAGAGTTCCGTGGTGAGCTTACACGTCTCTCTCTTGGTGAGTCCATCGTACGTCCACGTGCCCGTGTCATTCCTATGTCCAGTGCAACTCTTCGTTTCCCTAAGATCGACGAGACATCTCGTGTGTCCTCTGTCTTCGGTGGCGTTGTGGTTTACCGTACAGAGGAAGGCGCTGAGCTATCCGAGTCTGAGGCAACCTTCGGAAGTCTGAAGCTTGAGGCAACAAAGCAGACTGCTCTTGCTCACGTTACCAACGAATTGGTTCGTGACTGGGGAGCATTCGGAATGTTCATTGAGGAGATCTTCCCAGAGGCAATGTCCTTCTATGAGGATGTTGACTTCCTGAGTGGTAACGGTGCAGGTGCTCCTCTTGGTGCTCTTTCTGCTGCCAATGGTGCCCTTCTGACTGTGGCTAAGGAGACCAACCAGGTTGCTGGAACGATCGTATGGCAGAACATCATCAAGATGTACTCCCGTATGCTTCCTAGCTCTCAGAGCCGTGCTGTATGGATTGCTTCTCCTGATACCTTCGTAGAGCTTGCTACTATGGCTCTTGACGTCGGTACCGGTGGATCCGCTATCTGGCTTACGGATGGTACTGCTACCCCTACCCTGAACCTGCTTGGCCGTCCAGTTATCATGACTGAGAAGGCTCCTGCGGCTCTTGGTACTCAGGGTGACCTGTCCTTCGTGGACTTCGGTATGTATCTTATCGGTGATCGTCAGATGATGACTGTGGATTCTTCACCTCACGTGAAGTTCACTTCTGACAAGACCACTTACCGTATGATCGCTCGTAATGACGGACGTCCATGGCTTGAGTCTCCTCTTACTCCACGTAACAGCAGCGCAACCATGAGTCCTTACGTACAGCTTGCGACTCGCGCGTAACCCATAAACTATCCCTGAGGTGCCAATTCCTTCCCGCTTCAGGGATAGTCCTTCTTCTATACGTCGGGTATATCAACTGGTTCAATTCCAGGTAGAAGGACAAAGGTCAGTAATGACCATGCAACCTATGCAGTGGCGCCCATAGGCCAAGTAGATGCCATGGAGATAAAATGCAAGCAATGCCCGGACTGGGAACAGTCTTCAATGTAATTCATGAGGCAAGTGGACTAGACGTTCCTCTGTCGAATGCTGGAGCAGTATCCTTCGTCAGCTTCCTTGACGCGGGTACTCACACACTGGTTCTTACTCAGACCGATTCTCGTGGTATTAATTCTGAGATCGACCTGGATGTTGCCCTGAACTGTTATGCACATGCCGGACCTGCCATTGGTGGGACTTGGACTCGTATCGCTAATGCGAGCCTTTCTGGTAATGATGTAGATGGGGCTACAGCGTCGGATGACACTTACGTCATTACGGTAAGAGCCGCACAGCTTTCTGATGGTTACGACCGTGTACAGTGCACTCCTTCCGCTGGAACTTGTGTAGCACTTATTCAGGATCTGCACATCATGCGTAAGCCTTCCAACCTCAAGTCAAGCCTAGTAGCCTAAAGGAGGCTGAATTATGAGCGTATACAACAACGCAGCAGCCTTCCGTAAGGCGGTACTCGGTGATGTGTCTACCAAGTCCACAGGAACTCTGGCAGCTACTACTGTGCCTCTGTTCACCATTGCTGGTGGTCTTGTGGCCATCACATCGATTGTCGGACGTGTTACCACGGCCGTTACAGTAGCGAACTCGTACAAGCTACAGCACAACCCTACTGCTGGTACTACCGTAGATGTTTTTGCGGCTACCGATATTGGTACTACTGATTCTGCTGTAGGTGAAATCTTTGTAGTAACAGGTCTCAAGACAGATACTCTTGTCAAGGGTGCTCTTGGTGTTACCAAGCCGTACATCATTGCCGAGACTGGTCAGATCGAGCATGTTTCTGCTGGTACTGATGGTGTCATCAAGTGGTATGTCACTTGGGTACCTATCGATGAAGGCGCTACTCTGGTAGCTGCGTAGTCATCATGCCAAGAATTACCGCTCATGGCGGAGCCACTAATGCAGCGGTACAGACTATTCCCTCTGTACCGCTGTTTGTGGTAGAAGACGAAGTACCGGGAATCGACTACAGTAGTCTGACCAAGACAGAGCTGGTAACATTTGCCAAAGAGCTTGGTCTTCCTTTCAGAGGATCAAAGGCTGTTCTGGTAACGAGACTAACCGAAGGAGAGTAATCGTGGCTAATTTGACGATGGCGCAGATGCTTGCTCTGCTGCCTGACAACACAACTGGACAGATCAGTGCCAGTGATATGCGTGACATCGTCACAGCCCTCTTTGAGCGCACGGACGGAACCAACCCCATTCCTGCGCTATTGTTCGATACGGCTGCTGGAGCTGCTGCGTCAGTCGCAGGGAATGTCTACTGGGACAGCGTTACGAATGGTCTGTCCATGGAGGTATCTACCGATGGAGCACTCCAGGTAGGCTATGAAGAGTGGATGATCGGACGTAACACTACAGGCTCCACCATTCTTGACGGAACTCCGGTCCGCATTACTGGAGGTCAAGGTGACAACACGCTGATTGCGAAGGACAGAGGACAGGGTGAAATCGTTGGTGTAACGACCGAGGATATTGCCAACAACTCGAATGGCAGAATTACGACATTCGGTGTACTGCATGACCTGAATACTTCTGCTTTCCTCGATGGAGACGCCCTGTACTGCTCGGCGACCGGTACTCTGACGACTAGCACAACCAGCTCATTTGTAGGTTACGTACTCAACTCGAATGCCAATGTCGGCACGGTTCTTTCGCTTCCGCGTTCGAGGGATCAACTAGATGGCACAACGGCAGCCAGACCTATTACAGTAAGTACTGGAACAATGTACCTGGATACCACTCTGGGTAAGCCAATCTGGTGGAAGGGTACAGCGTGGATTGACGCAACGGGGGCGACCGTATAATGGCTACTCAAGGGGCGTTCTCCACTGCATACTCATCCGCGTACGCTTCCGAGTTTGCCCAAACGGCGGTAACAGGTTCCGGTGGATGGCAGAAACTTCTTGACATCGGGAAACAGAATGCACAAGAACAGAATGACTGGCTGAGAGAACAGCCTGTTGCGTGTCCTTACGATGGTTTCCCCTTGAATACAGGACCACAGGGACAGCTTCATTGTCCTATGGGAGATTACACCCGTCCATCCGGCTGGAACAACGAGCTGGGATAACCAGGAACTACGCTGCTAATCGCAGGGAACGAGGAAGATATGGAAATCAAGAACAGAGACGGCATGACATATGCCACTGTAGAAGATGTGAAGTACTCTCTGGATATCCAGGAGGTAGCAAAGGCGGAGAAGCAGATTCGTCGTGCCCTTATGTCTGCCACAGATACTGTTGAGGGCCTTCTGAAGCGTCGTTTCTATCCTGAGATCCGTACACAGAACTTTTCCTGGTACAACTCTCTGGGTGCCAATGATCTTCCCTGGACTCTTTGGCTTGATCACAATGAGGTAATCTCGGTAGCTCTCTTGGAATCTGGAGAGGCTATTACAGCAGGATCAGGAGGCTACTTCCTGAAGCCTGATGATGGTCCTCCCTATACTCGCGTAGAACTCGATGCTTCTTCCAATGTCGCATTCGATACGGGTACGGCCTATCAGAATGCGATTACGATTACCGGTACCTTTGGCTATTCGGATGACAGTGAAAGCACGGGAACTCTGGTAGGTTCCATCAATTCGTCTACTACATCTCTTGACGTTTCCGATGGTTCTCTTATCGGTATCGGTAATCTTCTGAAGATCGGTACTGAACGAGTAACAGTAACCAACAGATCTTTCAAAACCAGTTCTCAGACCATTACGGCTAATGTGGCCAATACAGGCGCTACCACTATTCCTGTCTCTTCAGGTGCTGCTTTCTTCGAGGATGAGATTATTCTTATCGACGGAGAGAGAATGCTGATCATTGACATTGCAGGTGACAACCTCATCGTCAAGCGAGGATGGGATGGTTCTGTTCTTGAAGCTCATACTTCAGGGGCTACTGTATACGTCTCTCGTACTCTTACTGTGACCAGAGGAGTTCTTGGTACAGTCGCAGCTTCTCATACGACTGGAGATGCCATTACAAAGCTCTCAGTGCCCCCTCTGATCCACGATCTCACCATTGCTGAGGCGATGGCTCAACTGGTACAGGAACGTACGGCATACGCCCGTACAATCGGTAAGGGAGAAGGCGAGAGCGAAGTACGTGGGGTAGGTCTGGCAGATCTCAGAGAAAGAGCCGTAGCGGCTTATGGACGCAAGAAGAACGGAAGGGCTTCATAATGGCGAACAACACAGCCAAGCAGCTAGAACGTGAGTTCCAGGCAATCAAGGACAACGCTATTCAAGCGGTACGCAGAGAAGCAGAGGAGCTAGCGGATATTATCCGTAGAAACGCTCCTGTGAATACTGGAGCCCTACGTGATTCCGTAGAGGTAATCAATACTCCTGATGGAGCAAGAGTATCTGTTGGTGGATCTCTGGACTATGCTGATATCGTAGAGACGGAAGAGCCTTTCATTGCTCCTGCCGTAGCTGGATTCCGAAGTGGCTTTGAAACAGCGGTCAGTAAGGCGGTAGGGTAATGGCAACCATTGATCCTACACAAGCGGTACAGACTGGAATTGCCAATCTCCTGAGAAGTGATTCCGAGACCATGCAGTATGTCTCTGTAGTACTCGATGAGATTCCAGAATTGAATGCCCGACAGTATCCTTTTATCGCTATCCCTGATCTGACTTCCGTATTCGACGGTACTCATGACGATCCGGGAAGACGTGTAACGGCTCGTATCCATACGTACGTCAGAGGGGATGTAAGAGACGGTAATTCTCGCCTTGACAATAACATCGGGGCGAGAATCATGGCTCTTCTGGACCGTGCTCACAATACTCTGGACCCCTTCGTAGAAGGACATACTGTATGGATGACTCGTCACAGAGAATCCCGTAAGGTAAATGACCAGGATCGTTCGGTAAGACACAGAGTGGATACTGTGGATATCTGGACGACCAATAGCTAGACGTCCC